TCAATCCTCGCACCTTAGCGAGAAGCTGTGCGCTCATTCGGTAAGGGCTTGGCTGGAAATCGACAGCGTTACTGCCTGAAAGGGTGGCTGTACGCGCTTGCCAGATTTCAACAGATATCATCAAAGCTGCTTGCTGGACTGCTGTGTCTGTTGTCCAGTCTGTGTAAGTTCTTGAAGCGACTGATCCATAAGGTGCAATGGCATGCTTAGGCTGCGCTGTCGCGTGGTTTGTAACCATGCTGATTGAATAATCTTCAACGGCTGTAATAACTTTACTGCCATTGTAAGAAGATCCAGAATTAGAAATTGTTACTGTTTGACCTACATAAAAGATTTCTTTTACAGAATCGTTAAAGTAAAGAGTTCCCTGCCCAACAATATTCTCATGAGCCACTGTGAAATAAGTAGGAGTCCACAGCATTGGAAGTAGGACTGCATCAGATGCATCGCATACTTCCTGAAGGACAGCATCTGTATACAAAGTGCCGACTCCGAGGGTTGTGCGGAGTTCTGAAACTGTTGTAAGTGCCATGATGTCCTTTCTAAAGACTCAGGGGAGTAGAGGGCTACTACTCCCCTGAGTGACTTAAGTGTGGCTTACGCCTTGTTGTTCTTGAACGCGCCTGCGCCGACCTTAGTAGCGATAGCACCAAAGCCATAGTAGCCGATTGTTACCTGTCCTGTTGCAGTTGTTTCTGCGCGTAGGCGGAAAGTTGGTGACTCGTACCATGTGTACGCATCTGGGTTCACAATAAGGATTGATCCGTCTGTGTCTGTGCCTGATGCTGTGTTTGGTGTTACATAAAGGTTAAGTCCTGCGACATTGCCTTGTAGAGCTGTAGGTGTAACTGCTCCGCCTGCGTTCTGTGGCTGGCTAGCGTTATAGATAGGGCGTCCATTATCCGCTAGTGTCATGATATTTGACCATTGGCTGGTATTCACAATCATGTTACGAGCAAATGGGTTTGCTAGTCCAAGTGTTGCGTTATAAACAGAAGCTGCACCGCGAGCAACAACTCCAAGAAATTCTGCTGCTGTTGGGTATGTGACTGTTGTGGTTGCATCTAGTGATGCACCTGAAATGATGGCTGCATTTACTGCTGCATCTGTAGCCTTTGCATACGCTGCGCCCATGTTGCGTACTAGTTCATCAAAGAAGGCTGGTGATGTACGATCTAGAAGTTCAACAGAAAATGTCTGTTGTCCAGCGTATTTCTTAACAGTTACTGACAAGAAATCTGATGTCATATCTGTGTCTGAAAAAGCATTACCTTGTGCTGTTTCTGCAACAGTTGGCATTGCTGTGATTTTTGGAATTTCGAATGTCATACCTGCATCTGGAAGCACTCCACGAGTAATTGCTTCGATTGATGGGCGGATTGTTGTTCCAAGTGGGTTGATAATTTCTGACAACTGGCGTGTTGGAACAAGTCCAGGGTTATTAACTGTGCTATCTGCTGCTAATAGGTATTGACGAGCCGACTCATCACCTAATGCTGCGCGAATTGAGTTTTCTGCATACTTAGCTGCTGTCAATTCGATGCGTGGCTCTGTGTAGTATGCTGCTGAAACAGTTGGGCGAGCAGCTTCAACCGCTGGTGCTTCAACTGGTGTTGCTTCGACTGCTGGAGTGGTTTGTTCCACGATGGCTGTCTCGCTTTCTGTTGGTTGGATTGTTTCTTCTACAGCAGATTCTTCTGCTGCAATATCAGTAACCTGAGCAGACTTAAATGCTGGGTCAGTTACTAAACTTACTTCGATTAAGCGAGCAGCGGATACATAAGTCACGCCATCCTTAATCTTTGACTTGAGGACTTCTGCACCGATTGACAGACCGCTCTGTAATCCTTCTTCTGCAAGGATCAAGGCTTCTGTACCGCGCTGTGAGCGACTGACGGAAAAGACTGCATTGATAGCATCTTCTGTCTCTGAATAGTCAAGCATCTTGCCTAAAGGTTTCTTATTGTCATGCTGACTGAGCAGACGAATAGCACTAGCATCTGCAATCTGAATAGATCCAGACTCAAAGATAACCTTGCCCATGTTTGTCGATCCTGCTTCGACATTAAGAGGCACAATCTTGCCGGAGATAGTTCTATTGGCTGCGTCTGCTGTGAGTCCAGCTGAGAAGGTAATTACTTGGTTCATTGCATACCATAACTTCCATTAGGTGTTAGATCGGTCATTCCCATAGCCTGCTCTTGAGTAATAAGATTAAGGCTAAGCAATTTCTCAATTACTGCTAGTTCTTGCAGTGGATCAGTGCGTAAGAAATTCTTATCGATGTCAAACAATACGCAATTACCGCGAGCAGTAATATCATCCATTGACAGGCGATCTTCAATAGCAGTAATGAATGGTTGCAAAGATAATGTCAAGAATTGCTTGCGCTCGTCTTGCACATTGGCATAAGTCATAGAGTTATTAGCATCTGCTGAAACATAGTAAGCAGGCACATTGCATAGTCGTGCAATTTCAGTAGCAAGATTGAAAATTGCGTCCGAGTACATCATCTCTTTCGGTGAAAATGAGACAGGGTTATATTCAAGTGTAGATGTCAAGTAAGCAGTGCTGCGATTATTGCGAGCAGTTTTCCAAGCAGCTAATAAGCCAGAAACTTCTTTAGGATCTAGATCAGCACCGGTATTTTTAATATAACCAGTTGCCATTGGAGTAGCTGCTGCAATAGTTGCTGCCTTCTGCACATCGATAGCAGATCGAATTGTAGAAGTACCAGTGTTGAGAATGCCATCACTTAGGGATTGGAAAGTGATTAAAGATCCTAATCCGTCCATCGGTAAAGTAGTTCCATCAACTGCATAAGACTTAACAAAAACATTATCGCGATCAAGTGTTGCAGTTACTCTGCTGTTAGCAATCCACTCAAAGCGAGATGGTCTGCCATCTTCTTGGTAAACTTCTACAACTTTCCAAAATGCTTGCCCATAAAATAAAAGTGAATCAACTGTGTAGGCAATAGTTACAGATCGTGGCTGTGAGTATGAAGGTTGGTCAAGCCACAAAGGACTGCCTAACATTTCTCCTGTTGATTTCTTGTGCAGCATCAAGGGGATTGTGCCAATCGTGCCTGCTAAAAGATTTCTGCACCTGGCTAAAGCAGGCACTGACATTGCCTCTGTTCTGCCTACATAGGCGAACTGGAAGGGCATGGCATAAGGTGAATATTCGCCGAGAACTTGTGGCGCGGACTGAGCTTGTAATTGTGGCTTAGACTCCAGCCCAAATGCTTGCAGTAATTTACCCATAGACAGAAAGTGTAGCATTTGTCAAGAGATTAGACAATGTGCTAGGGCGTGTCTAAGTATAGATTTGTGGTTTAGCAACAGGGATCATTAACTTACTGACTACCATCGCCAAGCCAATAGGTGCTGAGATGTCCCCAGCAGACTTGCGTTTAATTATGCGCCACGCGCTATCGTTTACTTTAGCTGCACAGTTATTCATCTGTTGAATCAATTCTGCCTGACCATTGTGGACTACGCGAGCATTGACCAAGCCTTCTAATAGATCGCCACAGGCTTTATAGAATTGCTGGCCAGAGACATCTTCGACCATGACGCCAGCGTTACTTAATCTGTCGGCAATTGTTTGTGTGGCGTAACGATCAAAAGTGACAAGCCTCGGCTTGTATAAATCGCACCAAGCCTTAATAGATGCCGCCATCTTTAACTCATCGATGGCAACTTGCGAGCTGTAAGTCTCTAGGATTCCGATGCCAATCCTTCCATCTGGGAGAAGCTGTCCTGCGACTAATGATCCGTTCCTGCGCGAAGGACTGACATCGAAACCAAATACAGTATAAGCCCCGACAGCCATTTCCAGTGTGCTATCAGATGTGTCTTCTAGTACGCCATGAGGCCAAGGACTACTTAGAGAATCGATCCATTGACATAGCGTTTCAGTGCGCGTATTTTCAATAGGAGAAGTAGCAATCGCTTCTTCAATCGCCTCCTCCGTGATTGTGTACCCCAGTGAGGGGTTAGCCAGAGCCCATGCATTGCGGTCGTTTATCTTGCAATACTGCGGTGCTGAGTACTCATAGAATCCGTAAGACTTAGGAGGATAATCTATGGCTCTTTCTCGTAGGTCATTAAGTACAGTGCTGAACGCATCTCCAGCATTACTGGTAAGTAGCGTTTGAGAGTTTGGGTGAGCTCTAGTCGTAGGAGTAGCAGCTCTAAATCCATCCTCTGTGATCTCTCGAATTTCATCGATGTAGAGCAGTCCATTAACTGACCGACCTCTAGAACCGTCTCTAGTTGCTGCAACGACATCAAGCCTTGCTCCAGATAGCATTTCAATACTCTCAGTTCCGTTAGCGTGTCGGATCTGTTTAACGAATCCTTTGAGGTGGTCATTTGTCTCCAATAGGCTAGTGATTTGTCGGAAGGTATCTAGTGCCATAGATCGGTTAGAGGACATGATCAGGACATTGGTATTCCACTTAATCAAGTGAGCAAGGATTAGCATACGCGCTAAGTGAGTCTTGCCATTCTGCCTGGCTACTAAGATCAGGTTTGTCTTGCGAATCCACATGCCTTTTCTGTCCACAGTAAGCATGTCTTTCAACACGAATTCCTGCCAAGGCATTAAATCTATATTGACTATCGCACACAGGTCTTTGACATCTTGCAGCTTGTTATTGCCCTTGAGAAGTGGGCTGTGAAGCCTTGGCTTGGTTGCCCCTCGTATGGCCTTGGGCTTTTTGGGCTTAGTTGTCATTGACTCGGATCAGGTCGGGTCTTAAACGGACTGTCCAGCATCGTCTCGGACTGCATCGGGGAGATATAGTCGATAAAGACAGGGGGCACTCTATATTTTAATGAATCTATAAAAGATGTTTTCTATGTAGGTCAAACAGTAACGATTACTGGTAATGGCGCACCACATAACGGATCTAAAGCGATCACTGGTATGACCGATACA